ATCGTTTGCGCGTGCCCCCAATTCGACAAAACGTGGCCCCCGGGGGAAATAGATGGGACGCACGTCACACAATTTTCCGGCCTATCTAGGCGATCCCCGATTGACACCTAAGAGTGAACATAAACCCCATCCGCGTGCCGATCCGTTAGGGTTTGAAGCGCAAAAAGCGCGCCCCGGCCTAGCTACCTGCCCGCCCGGCGCCCTTTGCGCTGCGGTGAGGCACGCGGGTGGATCTTCGAGCCGAGGGCCAAACTAGTGAGCGCTTACCACTACGTGCGCGGGCACCGCGAGTACAAATGTGACGACTGCGGCGCCGTGATCCCGTGGCGCGGCTCGCATCTTTATTGGAGAAGTGCCATCGAGAAGCGTTACTTGCGCATCTGCGAGCGCTGCAGTGTGTCGCTCACCGCCCTCGGGTGCCCGAAGTACGGCTGCCATGCAGTCACGGCTCGACTCGCACGCGAGGCGCACGCGGCAGCGCTGCGCGCCAAGTACCCGAAGCCGTAGGAGTTAGGACAATGTCACGCCGACCGACTGCCACGATCTTGAAACTCATCGCCGGGGATCACCACCCCGAGCGGCACAAGGATGATCGGCCCAAGATCGCCGACACCCCGCGCATCCCGCCCGGTGTGGAACTCAACGAGCCCGAGCAAAAAATGTGGGCCTATCTAATGGAACACGTTGTGATACCCGGCGTGCACGGCACGGGCGACGGTGCCGCCTTCGTGAAGATCGCGAAGCTTTGGGTGCGGGTGTGCGAGGTAGATAGAAAGCTCGACACTCAAGGGCCCATCATGAAAAGCCCCCAAGGTAAGCCCGAGTTACAGCCCTACGCGCGGCTCTCGCGCGATCTGTGGCAGCAGATAGGCGTCGCGCTCGCCGAGGTGGGCGCCACGCCAGCCGGGCGCGTGAAGATCGCCGGCCCGCGCGTCTCGGCAGCGGGCGGCGAGGCGGGCTCATGGGACGCGATTGACTAACATGGTGTGCACTCACTACGGCTGCCGCTGCTTACGCGCCGAGCAACTCGCGAAGATCGCCGAGCGCACCGGCGACGGGCGCTACTTGGTCGAAGCCATAGCCGTGCATCATCAATCGGTGCCTTGCTGGCTTGAGCGCGAGCCCGCCCCCACCCCACCGACGCGCGAGGTGCGCCGTGAGCGATGAGCCCGAGCCGGTGCGGGCGCTCACCACCGACGAAGAGCACGCGGCGGCGATTGCCGAATTGACCGAAATACTGGCGCGGGATCAAGATCCGGCGCCCGAGAGCGCCGTCGGGCAGCGCTTGCGTGCGCTCGCGCAGGTGATCGAGGCCTATGAGCGGCGGCGCTGGCCTATCTAGTTCACCTTTATGGGAGCGCAACACTATGCGGCATTCATGGCCCTACCAGTCACCCCCGTACCTCTCGGCGCTGCCCGGCGTCGCGGGCCACGGGCTCGACGTGAGCGAGGGCGATAAGCCCTCGAAGATCTATTTCATCAACTCATACGACGACACCAACGAAGGCGGGCCCGATCCGCGCGGCCCTAACTGTTACTCGGGCACCGTGCGGTATTGCTGGGGGGCCGATCAGGGCGCCGACTTTCACAAGTGGGTGATGTCCGAGATCGGCGGATATGTCTATCTAGGGCGCACGGTGCTAACTACCAAGGGCCGCAGCAACATGGACTATATCGGCCACTCGGCGCCGGGCGCGGGGCTCTTCATTCAGTGCGCCGCGATGTGCGTGAATGGCGGCAGCAACGTGCGCATCTGGCATCTGCCCTCATGGGTGGGCGATATGCCGAGCGCCGATGGCGTGACTAACTTTCACGCGGGCAATCGCGACGCGCTGCAGGCGAGCGGCGATGGCAATACCTCGAAGGGTGTCGCGCACATCAATTGCGAGGGGCGCTTCTCCATGGATGAAGCCGTGCAGATTTACTATGCGGCGATCGGTGTGAGTTGGATTCGCGGGGCTATCTACGATCCATTGCACAAGCCACCCGACTTCGGTGATCCCGATATCCCGAATCACGAGCCCGGCACCGATCACGGCTATGGGCATCTGATCGGGGGCTCGGATTACAGCGACTTCTCATTAGTTAGCCAGTCGCTCTACGCGCACACCACGGATAGAAACCCGCTCGTCGCGGCGAATAAGCACGCGCATGTAAACGTGCTCTTCTACGATCACGGTCGGCCCGATGTGAAGAAGGGCGAAGGGCTCAACGTGAGCGATAACGGGGGGTTTAACGCCGAGGCAGACAAGTCGATGCACTGTAACCTCGTCGGGTGTGTCTCGGTGCGCGGGCCTAACAATAACGATTCTCTAGTGATGGCAAAGGCGAGCAACGTGCCCGAGTTCTCGACGGGCCACGCGGCGCACAACTGCCAATTTGGCTGGGCCCCGGTCGACTCACAAGATGACTTTTTTACCAGCAAGCCCGACGACTACATGCAGCCGACGCTTCGGCGCCTCGCGTGGCCCCAAGGCTTCGGCGCTAACTATTCCGGTGTGTTGAAGCCGTGCGCCCACCCGCTCAATCCCACCGTGCAAGAGGGCCTCGACTTCGCGCAACTCATCCGCGAGACGGTCGGATGCAAGCCGCGCCGGCGTTACCTGTACCGGGGCGGCATCAATACCGTGATGGATCAGATTGATGGGGCAATACGCGGGCTAGCTAGCGAATCGCAGTGGATCAACACCGTCGACGAGGCAGGCGGGTGGCCCGAGATGCCCCGCGTGCGCGTCGATCCGCTCGCGCCCGGGGATGAGTATCACGCGCCGATGCCGCTCGGCGCCGATCGCGACGAGGTGCTGCTCTCGGGCTGCTTTTCCGATGGCTCTTCGATGGTCGGATACTCGCGGCTTCGCGCGTGGTGCATCGAGCAATACTTTCACGAGCAAGGTAGATAGGGGAATCGCTTGAAAAAGAAACCCGAAGAGCCGCGCGCGGATTCGTTTCCGCCCGATGAGATGAAGTGGCACGGGCCCCCGCGCCCGGCTGGCGCATATTGGGTCGGCGGTGTCGACGAGGGTGTCGCCTTCACGCTCAAATACAAGCCGGCATGGTGGCATCGCACGATGATGCGCGTCGCCTTCGGGTGGGAGTGGATAGACGAGCAGCCGAAACTCTAAGGGCGATTGATTGCGGGCGACGGTTCACCCGGCCCGTGCACGGTGTGTGCGCGCGTGGATCAAATTGAAATTCCGGGGACCGAGAAGCCGAAGGCGAAGCGCGGGCCCCCGCGCAAGTATGAAAGCGTCGAGGCGCGCCGTAAGGCGCAAGTTACCGCGCGCACCGCCAAGCGCCGCGCGCTGCGGGCGAAACTCGCGAGCGATCCCGATGAGGTGCGCCGTCTCGCCATCGAGCGGCGCGTCGCCTCGCTGCAGCCGGTCGGCGCCGAGATGCAGGTGCGCGATGATGACTTGAAAGAGTTCGCGGCGACCTATCCCAACGTCGCCGAGTCGCTGCAATACGTGCGCGACGTGCTCGCGGGCACCACGCCGGCTTGTCAGTGGGTGGTGAAGGCGTGCGAGCGGCACGAGCGCGACGTGCACGCGATCGAGCGCGACGAGTGGCCCTTCACCTTCGACGCGCGCAAAGCCGAGCGCGCCTTGAAAGCTATTCAGATGTTTCGCGAGATACGCGGGCCGCGCGCGGGCAAGCGCTTTCGCTTCGGCCCGTGGCAGAAATTCATCGTCGGCGCGCTCTTCGGCTGGGTGGAGAAGGCTAACAATGTGCGGCGCTTCCGCTATGGCTTCATTGCCGTGCCCAAGGGTAACGGCAAGAGTTCGCTCGCGGCGACGATCGCGCTGTACATGCTCGCCCTCGATGGCGAGGGCGGTGCCGAGGTGTACGCGGCAGCCGTCACCCGCGATCAGGCGCGTATCGTTTTCAATCTCGCGCAGCACATGGCGCGCAGTGACGCGCAGTTTCGCGGGCGCTTCGGCGTCGAGGTGGGCGCGCATGCCATCGTGCAGCCCTCGACGGCATCGATCTTCAAGCCGTTGTCACGCGACGCGCAGAGCCTCGACGGCTTGAATATCCATCTCGCGGTGCTCGATGAACTCGCCGCGCACAAGTCGCGCGAGGTGCACGATGTGCTCGTGACGGCAACGGGCAAGCGCTCGCAGCCGATGGTGCTCTCGATCACGACGGCATCTAACAATCAAGCGGGGATCGGCTTCGAGCAGTGGCGCTATGCGCAGAAGGTGCTCAGGGGCGACACGAAAGACGAGGCTTTCTTCGGCATCATCTTCACCATCGACGACGCCGACGACTGGCAAGATCCGGCCTCGTGGGCAAAGGCGAATCCCAACTTCGGGAGCAGCGTGAATCCTGATGTGATCGCGAATCTCGCACACCGCGCCGGGCAGATAGCTAGCCAGCAGAGCGCGTTTAAGCAGAAGCACCTCAACGTGTGGACTAGCGCCGCAGTGTCTTGGATGAATCTGCTCGGGTGGGACGCGTGCGCCGACGCCAACTTGCGCGAGGCTGACTTCGCGGGCGAAGAGTGTGTTCTCGGGCTCGACCTTGCCGCGAAAGTCGATCTCGCCGCGCGCGTCAAACTATTCGCCCGGCTGATTGATGGCGTGACGCATTACTATGTGTTCTCGCACTTCTATCTACCCGAAGCCGCACTCATCGATGGCCGGAACGCCAGCTATGAAACATGGCACGCGGGCAACTGGATTACAGCCACCCCGGGCGAGGTGATCGACTTCGAGGCGATACAGCAAGACATTCTCGGCGACGCCACGCATCACACGGTGATCGATGTCGCCTATGACCCTTGGCAGGCGCTCAAGCTCGCCGGTGAACTCGCCGCGCATGATATCCCGGTGATCGAGTACCGCCCCACCGTCGCCAACTTCTCGCCAGCCATGAAAGAAATTGATGCACTTGTAAGGCAGCGCCGACTTCACCACGACGGAAACCCGGTACTTCGGTGGAATGTCGCGTGCGTCGAGGTGGCGGAAGATTACAAGGGCAATATCTTTCCGCGAAAAGACCGCGACGATCCCCAGCAGAAAATAGACGGGCTAGTCGCGCTGCTCATGGCGATGGGGCGGCGCATGGTGATCGAGTCGACACCGGGGGGCGAGCCGACGCTCACCTTCGTGTGAGCCTTTAGAAGCCGGATGGCTATCAATCTTCTTCGAGTGTCAATCGATGCCGGGCGATGGTCTATCTACTTTGCCCGATGTGTTTCCCGTGGAACATTGCAAAGCCTACAGGGGGCGCCTACATTCGCCCGCGATCAGGGCGACGGTACACCCGGCCCGCAGGCACCACCCGAGGAAACCCGATGCC